CGCCGCCCGTCAGCGAACTGCGGCCGCCGGAGGGAACGCGTTGCTGGACCGAGCCTTTGCCGACGTGCTTGACCACGCGGCCGTGCTTCGAAAGCGGGGTAAGATGCTTCTTAAATGGTGCCATAGGGTTTTGGCCCTCCGTAGCCGATGCCGGCGCCCTGGACGCCCATGTTGGGGCCGGATGACAATGGTGTCGAGCCTTTCCCATAATCTCGTGTCGAGATTGGTTTAAGGCGCGGCGGTGCCGTCACTGCCTTGGTGGGATCGACCGGCTTGGGCGCCCGCGGCATCGGCACCTTGGGCATCCGCGGGCCGCTTCCTCGTGCCATCTTAACGGGCCCCAGTTTGCCCGGCCGTGGCCGGCACGCTCGGATTGAATCCGAACATTTTCCCGGATCCGCCGCTGGCAAACTTGGCACCAGGCGCGCCACCGGCGTCCTTCCCGGTGTTGCCGGGCTTGTCCGGAGTGGCGGCCTGCTCACCGAACATGTGATTGTCCGAACCCCCTTTAGCAAACTCAACATTCTTTTCGGATTCCACTTTCGACTTCTCAACCATGATCCATCTCCTGTTGGGTCCAACGTAAAACTAGCACCCTTCACGTCCTAAGCAAACACCAGCCCCAGCGTGACCTCGTAGAGCGCGCCGTCAGGCTGGACCGGCACCTTGACCGTGACCATGGCGCTGGCCGGGGGTGCCGCAGTCACGGCCCTGTCGCTGGCCGCTGTGTTGGTGAGTGCGGCCGAAATGGCCCCATCGATCACCACCACTCCGGTAGGCGCTGCGCCGTGCTTGATGTCGGGATCGGCAAACCAGTTAGTGATGCGCCCGCCGTAACCCTTGGTCGACTCCTCGCCAACCCAATAGGGGTCAGACATCAGGTCGAAGCTGAACGTGTCCGACATGCCATCGGCGTGCGCCCGCACCAGGATGCGAACCCGCTTGGTGATCGCCATCAGCGAACCCTCCTGGCCGAAATATAGCCGGCAGCCCCCATGGTGCCGCCGCTGAAAACGCCCTGACCCACAAGATAGACGCTGGTCGGCGCACTGACGTTGATGCGGCAGATCCCGGTCTGCATGTACTGGTCCACGCCCTTGGTGAATGGCAAAGCATACTGCGTCATGTTGCCGACACCGGATGCGACCTGCGCCAGCGTCGGCAATGTCGCCGAGATAGTGGACACCGATGCCGCAAGAGCCGTGACGGTCGTCGCCGTCACCGGGTCGAACACAACTGCCCCGGACACCGCCCAATCGCCCGGCGTCAACGCCAGCGTGGCGATGTTCGCCGTCACCCCCGTCGTCAGGGCGGCCTCGACGGTGGTGCTCGCCGCAATGACTTCTCCGATGTTGCCCGCCGCCGCATTGTCGGCCGCAATGGTGCCTTTCAAATTGAACGTCCCAGTCGGCCCGGTGGCGCCCGCAATTCCAGCCGTCCCGGTCGGTCCCACAGTGCCCTGCGTACCCGTTGGTCCCGCAGTGCCCTGCGGCCCGGCCGCCCCGGCAGAACCCTGCGGGCCAGTCGCCCCCGCACCGGTCGCGCCCCCGGCACCGGGCGAGCCGGTCGGGCCTGTAAGGCCGACGATCCCAACTGCGCCGGTCGGCCCTGTTGGTCCGGCATCTCCCTGCGGCCCCGTTCCCCCCGCTCCGGTCCCGCTTCCGGTTCCGGTCGGCCCTGTCGGGCCGGTCGGGCCCGCCGAGCCTGCTCCGGTGCTGGCATCCGGCATGTCCAGTATGACCTGGAAGGTCCTGTCCGCGTCCTGCTTGATCTGCGTCGTGAACGTGCCCGAGCGGAACCGCAGCCAGGAAATGCCATAGCCCGTGTTGGGCGGCATGGTGAGGACTGAGTTGGGCGTCACCATCGGCACCGTCGCCGGATAGGTCGAGAAATCCCCGATATCGGTCGTAAGATGCAGATTATTGTAGGTCACACCGCCATCTGCAGAAACTTGAAACGTCAGCGGCGCTGCGTTCCAATCCGGCGGCATGACGATGCGCAGGATCCTGGTGCTGCCCGAGCAATCGACCCCGCTCGACATCGTGTGTCCGGCGGGGATCGTCAGCGGCAGGGTCTTTAGCGACATAATCGCCTCCTATTGCAGCCTGGGTATGTGCAAAGCACCGCCACCAGTAAACTGCAACAACAAACCGATCAACACGATCACACCGATCGCCACCATCACGATCATCGCAATTTTCCGCAACGGCTCCGGCAAGGCGACTTGCTGCAACAGCCACCACAGGAATATGCACACGATGACGATGATGACGAGATAGACCAGCAATGCGACCATGTCAGTCTCCTATTCGCCTATTGGCGGGGGCACGTCGCTGAAAAAATACAGCGCAAGCACCGCGATCACGAGGGCAACGAATATCGCAGCGGCACCGTACATCGAACGATCATACCGCATGGCTAACCCTCTGGATCATCGACCGCCTGCGGCATCGGCTCCGGGATTGGATGGATGACCTTGTCCGGCTTGCCGTCGTAATCGGCATCCGTGATGTTCTGGAACAGCAGCGCCTCGCTGGCCCGCCGACGCGTCAAGCCAGCCAGGACCTTGCCATTGGCTTTATTCCAACGCTTAAATTCATCTGCAGCACCTGCAAAATCCTTAGCGTTAACTTTCTTCAAGAGAGTGGATTCGGCGAGGTTTCCTTCTCCACAGTTGTAAGCAAAACTGACGAGAGCATCGAACTGAGTTTGCTCAAGAGGCACCTTGACCAGGTGGCGAACTGCGTGCTCAAATTCCCTCATATCTTTAGCGAAAGCTTCGCTGCATTCCTCTAGTGTCCAAACCGTATCACTATTTATGTCGTGTCCGCCGTGATGCGTTGATCCCCAACCAATCGTGCGAACTCCCGCCGGACATATGTATGATTTATATTTATCGCCGCGCTTCTCTTTCAGTCCTTCAAAGTGCTTTATGAGGTTGGCACCTGCCGCAGATAGTACAAGATGATCGTTCATGGCGTGTTCCGATCTAAATGCTTCCACGTCTCCCCACGTTTAAGCCGCCACACAATTTTATACGACAAGCCGTATTCGTCAGCAATTGGCTGATACGATCGTGGATCTTCGATGATTTTACGTGCCACTTCCTCGTTAATTTTAGCATTATTATTCGCTGACCCAACAATTCTACCGCACCCGTTACGACCTTTATGAATCATATCCTGCGTATTGTCTTTTCTCGATCCTACAAACAAATGTGCAGGATTACAGCATGATGGATTATCGCAACGATGAAGTACACATACACCTTTAGCAAGTGTAATATTGTGCGCTAATTCATAAGCCGTTCTATGAGCAGATATAAAACGACCTTCATAATTTATCTTCCCGTACCTACCGTTAATACGCGCAGCCTGCCACTCCCAGCAATCATCATCGCCAAGCTCCTTGACCTTCTCCCAGAAACGCTCCTCAAACGGCCGCCGCTTGCGACCTACCGGATTCAGTATACGATCTTCATTCATGGCTTTTTATCCATGCATTGCGCCAGCAGATTATCACGCCGCTCGGCCGCATTGGATATTTCGTGCATCGAAAACGCGAAACCACCCAGCACTACGGTATTGATGATCAATAGCGCCAAAACAAACGGCGTCGCCTTCATCGTATCGATGACTTTACCGGCAACGTCCTGCGAAACATTCATCATGCGGGCACGTCGTTAGTCACTTCTTGCGGCCCAGCTTGGCTTGACCGCGCTTGTCCTCGGCCTTGTCCTGTGCGGAAGTCTCGTAGTCCTTGAGCGAGATGCCCTTGCGCTTGGCGCCGCGCTTGTCCTCGGCCAGGTCAGCCTTGGACCCCTCGTAACCCTTGCGCTTTCCAGCCATCGGCGTGCTCCGTTGCCTGATAATTAGTAAACATACTGGAATTATGATCGGCTTTATACCACCGGATCGGCAAATCGGGGTACCGCTGCTCCACCCGCGCCAGGGTGTTCACCTCCCAGCTCAGGTTGCCTGTCTCCCGCAGATGGCGCTTGCACTCGTCCCTCATCACGGCGGCGAGCGCGGCGGCGTGCTCGCGCGGCACGACCAGGAGGCCCCCGCAGAACCGCCACATCGGGTAGCGATCGTCGTATTGGTAGTTCCTCTCCCAGCAGCCCGGGATGGCGATGGCTTCTTCGGCCGCAGCGCGGGCCATGAAATCCTCGATCACGCCGGCGGTCATTCCCGGCAGGTGGAAGATGCCGAGATCGATCCAGGCGATGACGTCGGCGCCGGGAACCAGCTCGGCGGCGTCCGCGATGAGCTCGGACGTCTCCGCCTGTACGATGTGGTAGGCGAGCGAGTTCTTGGCCGGGTTGTCGGCGGTCGAGTGGGTCACCGGCCCGTGCCGTTGCAGATGCCGGTAGAGCCAGCACGCCTCGAGCGCGGTGTCGAGGCGCAGCAACTTGATGTCGGCTGCGGCCAGTTGCGCGCCGAGCCTTTCGTAGTCCTGCGCCGGGCGGGGATGGCCGGGGATTGGGATAAAGCCGGTGACGGCCAGCACGCTCATCGCGGCTCCTCGATGAACCGTAAAACCTCATGTAGATCTAACACACAAACCCAGGCCTCGCGGTCCATGACGCCGAAACTTGCCATCAACAATCCCTCCCCATCGGGTCCGTGATCGACGTACTCATCGGGGAAGTAGGCCAACCCGGCCGCGAATTCGATCTGCTTGTCGTGAAACACGAACGGCGGCGAGAGCCGGATGCCTGCACCATGCACCATAAGGGCAAAGCGGTGCTGGTAATAACGGTTGGACCGGCCTGGGATCGTCCTCGCCTCATGCACCAGGCATAGGAGCCCTCCAGGAACTTCGATGACCTGCGATCCCCCACTTATGTGGCTGGCATCGAAGCCAGGATCATAGCTGTTGAACACGCTGCCATCGACCTTGAGCGCCATCCCAAGCCGATAAATGAAAAACAAATTGTCCCCGTCGACCAACGGCATCCAATTCTTTTCGTGTTTGCGTTCCTTGGGCAGAATTTTCTTCCAAGGCTGGCCGCGCGCGTTGAGCGGGACCAGGACTTGCTCGCACCAGCCCTCCGGGTTGAGCTCGCGCACGTTCGAGATCGTCCACAGGGCACCCTGCCATTCGAACAACCGGCTATCTTCCAGACCGCGTACCGGGTGAAACTTCGGTTCCGGCCAATTCTCCGGCAATGGCAGCTCGTCTACCTCGAGGACGTCCAAAAAGTCGGATAAATGCACCAGATAATTGCGGGTATTGATAGGATTGACAAACCAATCAGGACTGCAAGTGCCATCCTTACCCCGGATCGCATACACCCCCTCCGGCGTGATCGTGTAGTTGACGGCGCGGACCAGCACGAGCGGCTTGCCCTCGTAGTTGATGATCGACGGATTGGTGGCGACGTAGCCCTCGGCGATCTGGGGTTGAAGTCGTATGGATCGACAGGAAGGAACATGGTCCACCAGCGGTTTGAGGTACCAATACATGTTGCCGCGCGCCTGCTCGCTGCCCTCCAGCGCCAGATCGTTGCAGACCTGCGCGCCGCGGTCGCGGATTTTACCGCCTGCGTAGTAGGCGCAGATGGCGAATTCCTCCCGGCAGCCCGATTTGTAGACGAAGTTGTTGACGAACAGATGGTCGTCGGGCCGCTTTATCTGCATGCCGGCTTCCGAGAACAGCAGGCTCGAGTGGTTCTCGCCGCGCTCCCTGAAGAACCTAGCTGCGTCATACAGCACTTCGGCCCGCGACGGACGCATCTGATAGGCCTGCAGCATCTCCCAAAGGAACTCCGCATGGCGGCCTAAATTGCCAAGCGCGTGAGCGTAATGCAGCTGCGCGTTCCACTGCTCCTCGGCGAAACCACCGAGCGAGGCGCGGATCTTGTAGTGCTCGGCCGCCTTCCCCCAATTTTTGGCGTCGAAATATGATTGGCCGAGGTAGAAGTGCGCCCGCTGGATCAACCCTTCATTGGTCTCGGTCTTCAGCATATCTTCGAGCAGCTTGATGTCCCGCTCGAACTTCCCCGGCCTGTTGTGCCCGTCGGCGTGGTCCTTGAACCAGATGCCATCAATGTTGCCCGCCGTCGGCACGTCTAAAAATTCGTGCGTGGGGCACTTATAGTCACCGGTAGCATTGCGGCTCAGTATGCGCCGGTTCCAGTAGTTCAGTGTTCCGGCAACCTGCCGCACGTCGTAAGCAAGACCGCCGTTGAGCTGCCGCTTCCAGTCGGGATCGTCGACGACCAGAGCCATGTCTGCGTCAGACAGCAGCAAATAGTCCCACGGCAGCGAACTGGCACGAGCAGCCAGCAGCGCAAGGTTACGGGCATCCGAGAAGTTGACGAATTCGGCTGCACCGAGCTCCAGCGGCTTGCCCGCTTTTTCGAACGCCGCGCGCACCATGGCGACAGTTCTATCGGTCGAGCCGGTGTCGACCACGAGCCCGTAATCGACATGCGGCAGAATGCTGTCGAGGCAGCGCGATATGATCGCCGCCTCGTTGCGCAGTATGCAGTTCCACCCCAGCTTCACGCGCGCTTGCGATGCTTGACGATGGCGTCGATGATATCGCCCTTGTTCCAATGCTCGCTGACCTCAGCACCCTCGCTGGCAGCCACGCTCAGCAGCTCCTCTTTGGTCATGTCGTTGAGCTGCGCCTTGGTCGACCTGGTTTCACCCACACCGAACATGCCGCCGGTGGCGCCGGTCACGCCCTCGCCGCCGCCGGCGGTGCCGGGCAGCTCGGTGACGGTCAAAACGTCGACCTCGTCGCCGGGAGTGGCGGTGACGTTGGTCACGACCTGATGAACCGCATCTTCGCGGTGCAGCGCCTCGATGGTCTCGACGGTGGCGGCGTGGGTAACACGGGATTTAACCTCATAGGACGGCATCGGTGGTTCTCCTTTGGTTGATCTTTTACCTGCTCCGTGTTAGACGGGCTGTGCAGTGCTTGTAACACTGCATCAGCCCTGACCACCAGCCGAGATAGGAGCTCGACGATGGCTAAATCCACAATACCTTTGACCCCTGAAGAACGGAAGGCTCGCGAGCGCGAAAGATGCAAGCAGTGGCGGGCTGATAATCCAGAAAAATACAAAGCCTCATGGAAGAAGGCTAATGCTAAGCAATACCAAAAAACCACCAAGGAGCAACGCAAGAAAAAACATAAAAAATGGCGCGATGCCAACAAGGAACATATCAAGCAATACCAAGCCGAACTGCGAGCGGCCAACGTAGAGCACTACAGAAAGCGCTCTAGAGAAAACGCAGCCAAATATCGCGCGGCAAATCCCGAACATTTCAAAAAAAGAGATACCGAATATCGCAAGGCCCACCCTGATCGCATCAAGAAATACATTAAAAAAGCGCACCTAAAACGTCACTACGGGCTCACCGTAGCCGAGCATGAAGCCATGATCGTTGCTCAGAACAGCCGCTGTGCCATTTGCGGCACCGGCGCTCCTGGAGGACGTGGATGGCACGTAGATCATTGCCATGAAACCAATGCGTTACGGAAGCTTTTATGTAACAAGTGCAACCTTGGCCTTGGTCACTTCCAGGACAGCATAACCATCCTTCAGCGCGCGGCTGATTACTTGACGGAATTTGCTACCCCGGACCACCACCGATTACAGGAGGCGGCGCAGCTGGATTTATCGGCGCCCTCTGATTCCCCAGTAAATTAACCGACTGAACGGGGGCATGGCTCAATGGCGAGGGCTGGTTGCCCTGCGCCGCCCGCGCCATCTGGTCCATGCCGCCGCCCGGAGCGCCAGACCCGGGAGCGCCGAGAGGACCCAACGGTGCCCCACCGGTCAGGGCTGGAAGGATGCCGCGCTGGCCGGCCGGGACGCCGGCTTGGCTCGCCAGCAGTCCGGCGGTCAGGTCGGAGGCGATTTTCTGGACGCCCATTTGCACGCCTTGCTGCACGCCGGCCTCGACCTTCTGGGCGAGGGCCTGCTGCTCGCCGCCGCCCTGCTGCTGTTGCTGGAGCTTGTCGAGATCGTCGTCGGAGGGCACGATTTCATCACCATCCAATCCGATCGTCTTTGACACGCTTCTAAGAACCGCGCCGCGGCCTTTAATTCCGATGATATTTTGATCTATCGGATTCGCCGTGCTCTGGAGGAACTCCAACTGTCGTTGCCGTTGCGTTTCTCGCTGAATTGCTACACCCACTCCTTGGACAAAAATATTTTCTTCACCGCTCAAAAGCCCGGTTGTATCCGACAACAACACCAGATCAAATAGTTGCTGCAGCGCTCCTTCGAATATCTCGCGGTCTACGTTAGAAGCGACGGTCTGGAGAATCTTTGCCGCATTGTTCATGAGAAGACTCAATCCGGATGCGGTGCGGCCGGCGCCGCCGGAGGCCTGGCCGCCGATGTATTTCGGGATGGCGGAGACGTCGTCGGACAGATCGAGGAAGGCCTTGAACACAGTCAGCAGGTCCTGCGCGTTCGACTGCGGCTGGAAGAATTCAACCGGAGGTTTACTATTATTTCCGACCGGGTCGGAGGAGGCATGCCAGCGTTTCCAAGGGTAGAGGTCGTCGGTGTTCTCCTCGGGCCGCACACGATCGTCGTTGATGACGACCTGCGGGCCTGAGCTGATCGAGAGATTGTTGACCAGCGAGCGCAGCGTTGCGTTAGCAACGTCTTGTAGATCGGCGATCATGTCGGTGAGGCCGTTGCCGACGGGGGTGCCGGGGACTTTCTCGAAGCTGGTCATGTAATAGGAATGTCTTGCTCGCGGCGAGGGGGAGAGGTTGGCCTTGATGATGTGGCTGCCGATGACGTAGGCGTCGACGTGGTAGTCGCGCAATTCGTCGGCGATGCCGGGCATGCCGTAGTCCTGCAGGAGGCGGCCCTGGACGTTGCCGTGGAACTCCATTTGGTTGATGAGGCCGGAGCGGTTCCAGGCCGGGTTCTCGCGGCTTTCCAGGACCGAGCGTTCGGCGTCGGTGGTGTCCCAATTGTCGTAGAGGCCGCCGCGGCCGTATTCGTCGAGGACGGCGCGGACCTCGGCCTGGTCGAAGCCTGGCAGGTCAAGGAGATCGTTGAGCTCGGCGCGTGTCAGGCGTGATTTCTCGATGACGTTGGCGTTGGCGATGTCCGCCACGCCCGGCGTAAACCAGATATCGAAGGGGGATATCCGGCTCCAGACCATTTTCGGGATCTGGCGCACCAGCGGCTGCCCGTTGTTCCACTTGACCTCGGGCATGATCTTGACGGTGGGGCCCTTGATGCAGGCGAACGGGAAGATGGGGAGATCGACCAGGAATTCCGCCAGGGCCGTATAAAAATGGCCTTCCCTCAAGATCT